CGAGCTTCCGTCATGGTATCGCTGCCGCTATCATCGCCGCCGCTGTTAAGGCCAAACTGTCCCAGCACGTCGCCGCTTTCTTGGGCCTGAGCATCTGGGCTTTTATGTTCAAGCTCAGCGAGCATTTTTGATGTTTCGAGCCTTTTTTTCAGCTCTAAATTTTGACGATATAAAGCCTGCTCTTGTCGGTGATAACTTTCCAGTTGTGATGGGCTGGTGCTGTCCTGAGATAATGCGTTTAACTCACGCAACCTATCCGCGTTTGCTTCAAGCTGTTTATTAAGCCGATCAACATCGCCAACCGCAGCCGTTCCCAGGGACGCTGCTATTGACTCACCGAGCCGGTCAACGAAGTTTACAGTAGTTGCTATAGCGTTAGTAGCAACACTAAACGAGCCAACAATGGCATTAGCCAGGGTTTGCGCTGCCTTGATCGTTTCGGGGTCTTTCAGTACGTCAGCCAATTCTCGTATCTGCCGCGCCATTTCATCACCGGCCCCATCCTGAGCGGCAGACATAAACAAACTGTTCCAAGCGTCTTGAAGGTTGCTAATAGCACCGTCTAGCGTTGCCGCTCGTTCTGCCATCGCTCCGGCAAAGTTCACATCACCCAATTCTCGAAGGTAACCCGTAATAGCCTCGGCGTCCTTTTTTACCGTTGTAGTCACGCCCTGAAAGGTAAACGAAACGCTGTCGCCCTGTTGTCGCGCTTTAATACCAAACTCTTTGAGCCGCTCAAATTCCATTGTCGCAGCATCGGCCACAGCTTCAATCATTTGATTGAGGGATTTACCCATTGCGCTTGCTGTGTTGCCGTAACTGGTTAGGGCTGCTTCGGAAGGGTCTAAGCCCATGTTTCGCATTTTCACAAAGGCTTCGGTAACTTCGTTTAATTGAAACGGGGTAGTCGCGGCAAAATTCTCAATCGCTGCAAACGCGATTTTTGCATTCGCGGCAGAGCCGGTAGCGGTTTTTAATTGTGCATTTAGTATGTCGAAAGATCGCGCACTCGATACCAGTTTGCGCATACCAGCAGCAGCGCCGACAACACCAAGAAACGCGACAGCCGCCCGTTTTAAACCAGTTGCCAGACCGTCGCTGGCCTTTTCTGTACGCTTGCCCTGCTTTTCAACACGCTTCAATACAGCTTCGGCTTTTACCAGGTCGCCGGACTCGGCTTTAAAAATTAGCGTTGCTACTTCATCGGCCATTCTGTCTCTCGCTTTCCATTCGTTTTATAGCCTGTATCTCCCAATAATCGAGAGGGCCAACAAGCTCGCAATAAGATTTAATTTCGCTGTAGCTGATACGTTCACAGCCTTGCGCTAAATCGCAAAATATTTGCCACAATGACACAAGCTCTGAACGCAGTTGTGGCGCGTCTGCCAATTCTTCTGGCAGTCTGCCGAGGGTCTTTTCCACTTGCTTATAAGATTCATACCGACTGACCTTTGAACCTGTGTCGAAGCCGTGAAGCCAGACTACGTGCTTGGTATATTCGACCAGTTCAGAAATCAGCCCTTCGTAAAATTTGCGCGGTTACCAATAAACAAATCAACCTGATCTCGCACGTACGGGGCTTTTGTATAAAGTTCCCGACACAGTTTTTCGCTAAATTCTTCGTCGGTTCCCTTCCAACCGATTGTCATTGCGACAAACGTATCGACATCAAGTTTTTCATCATCGAGCGAATCAAGATTCTGTTTATTCGTCATTGCTTCGATAACAGCTTTTTGGTGCGCCCTGCGTCCGTCTCTGTACGCCTTCGAATCACGGCCCTTTAGAATCAAAACTAGGTTTGTATCTTTGCCGTATTCGTCTTTAACAACAAGCTCAGCGCCTTCTTCGTGTCTTTCTGTTGTGTATAAATCGGATAGCTGCATTATGCAGCAGTCCGAGTAATAACCAAATTAGACGCATCGCCAGAGCTATACAGCCCGACAAAATCCATCGGCACAGTTACAGAGCCAGGGCCTGATACATCAACGCGGCCCGAAGTGTACTTAACATTAGTAATATCGAACTGAAGGTCGTTTCCGTCTGGGTCTGTCAGCGTGAAAACAATGTCAGACGCGGTTTCATTGACAAATTTTTCATAAAGCGTCTTGCTCTCAAAATAGACAGTCAGGCTACCCGAAACCCTGCTTTTGCCAATGGAAGGACGGTTGGTAATGGGAGAGCCGACAGCAAATTTAGATTCCAGCCCGTTTTCCAAGGTCAAATCTAACGCGGTCACTACAGCGATTGAACTACCACCTTCGTTAATCGTGCCGGTAAATGAATCAAAAGGCAGATTACCCACATCAGCAGAATACGTAGAACTTGCGACTTCGGCTGTAGCCAAACTGGTGTCTTGGCCAATAATCCCCAGGGTTACGCCTATCATTGCATTAGGCGCAACGCTGAGCGATATAGTATTGACCTCGCAACCGGTGTACCGGTGCCACTCCGGTGTCGCCAGGTCAGCAAATTTACGCTCGAATGTAAAACTTCGCCGCGTTGTGCCAACCTTCAACACGTTAGTGCTCCATGTGCCGCCAAGAACGGCTTCAAGCATATCGTCAAAAGCGCCGTATTCCAGTTCACCGGAAACATCGCCGCCGATAGATTTATTGCCGTGCCGAATATCTTCAACAAAGCGGTCGCCGCGCAGCTTTTCAGACTCGATAGTTTCCTTCTCTAGCCCAAGGGTCGTCGCGGTATGCGGTAGCGGTGTCCATGTTGGCGTTGCTGGTGTGCTGCCGTAGGTTGATTCGGCAATGTAGTGTAGGCTGTGTTGTGCGCCGTCTGCTATTGTCATGGTTTAACTCCGTGCTGTGGTAGTTGCGTAATATCGAATAATGACAGGCACGATAAACCAACCGGCCTCGCGCCTGCCTGAATCTATTGAGGCCGACCGTATTGAAACAGTTAGCCCGTTGTAAGTGAAAGAACTTCCGCGCTTGAATGCGTCGGCTATGGTGTCTGGCGTTGCTGTTACCGCGCTATCACCGGCTGCAAACATTACGTCGATCTGATATAGCCCTGTATGCCGATCCTTTCCGGTTGCGCCGAGTGTTAGTTGCTCGGTTTCTGCCGGCAATAATGTAGCTCTAACATAGGGCGAGCCCTCAACCGGTTCATAACTCACGTTTTCGTAAGCAACTGTTAGTCCGAGCGTGTCGAGCTGCGTATCAAGTGCCGCCCGTATGTCGTTAAATTGTGTGCTCAATCCGACGCCTCCAAAACGCTGATCCGCATCATGCCCAACGGTGCTTGCTTGCTGCTTCCGCGCTCAATTTTTGAGGCATAAGGTAAGTTATTAACAAAGTAGGCCGTATCGCCATTCGATAGCTGCGTATAAGTTTGCTGTACGGCGCTAATATCGAATCTGGTTTGATCTACCTCACCGGATTTTGGCGTATTGATACTGGCTTGCCAGTTACCTTGTAGTCTGCCGGTATCTTTTGGGGTGCGTCTAACAATCGAATTACAAACGCTTAACACCTTCCCCCTAAACATTTTTTCGGCGCGGGTAGTCATGTTTTCTCTGGATCGTCTAAGATCGGAACTGAAGCTCATACGCCACCACCGTACCCGCCGGAGAAATAGGGTTGACCTGCATTATGCGGTATTTAGTACCGTTTACTGTGGCCGTGTCGTCGATAGCCGGTGCTGTAGACGAATAAGAAATAACTTTCATATCTCCGGCCTGTACCGCGCTGCCGTCAATTTCTACCGCGCTGTAATTATCAACTATCAGGCTCGCCGTGTAGGTGGTATCGGTTTTAGTTACGCCCGTACCAGGTACAAACGTCGCCTTACTACTGCGAGTGAATGTTACCGATTGGCCATAGGAAGCCAACAAGCTACTAGCGGTAGCCTGTAAGTCTGTATATAGAGTCATATCAAGTCCGAATTAGTTGCAAGCCGTTACGCTTGTAAAGATGCGACAATAACGCCTCGGCTTTTGCAAAACCTGGTGTAAAACCTGCGGTCTTTGATGATTCGTAGGCTATTTCGATAGGCCCAATCTTCTCTCTACTGATTACGCCCTTGGTCGAAGGTAGTCGCGTCGGCTGCAAGTCATTACCGGCGTGTACCTCTAACGCTAGGGCGTATTGTGCATACTCTAGGACGCGGGGTATTTCGTAAACCCCGACCGGTAGATTATTTACCATCACGCCCGATCTAGGCCACTGTAATACCTGATCACTGCTAGTAGTCAGACCCTGGTATCTAGTATGCTGGCCTTCGAGGAAATCCATCGCTTTAATTAACAACACCTCTACATCGCTATCCACTTCGGATATGTCCGTAACGCCTCTGGCCTCCGCATAGAGCCTAAAGTTTGCGACCGTGACATAGCTATTAGCATTAGCAACTATTGAGCCGTCTTCGATAATTAAAGCCATGAATTACCCCTCGCGCCGTTCTATTTCTACTGGTATATCGTTTACGCGCCTTTCGGTAATGGCTATATTTTGGTCGCTATCATTAGCGCCATCTATTAGCCAGCCGCCGGTCGTAACCCAGCTATCAACGTCTACCGGATTTACATTCGCCGTTTTCTTGACACCGCCTTCCATGCGATACATTTTTACATTATCCATTCTTCATGCTCCAAATAATAAGAACCGAGCCACCCCGAAAGGCGGCCCGTTCTATATTGGGTATTAGCCCAAAAGTACAGCGATAGCGTGAGGATTCCAGGCTTTAGCTTGATACAAAACTGTAATATCAATCATCGCCTTTTTGAAACCCTTATAAACACAGATTTGATAAACCAGACCGCTTACGGGGTCTTGTACGTTCATCATATCAACCGCTGAGTCACCGCCGAAAGGCTGCGCTAATGGTCGTACTGCGAGTTCTAACGCGTTACGGTGGAAACCGACGTTAGCTGTAAAGCTATCGCCAATCGTACCCTCTACGGTATCCGCAAGCGCGGACTGTAGGCCAGGCGCACCGATAACGATGTTACCAGTAGCCGCACCGGACGCGGTGGTAGAGTTCACGATATACTTGTTGCTATCGCCAGCCCACGTTACAACGTCACCGGCTAGGATAGTACCAGCGTCCGAACCATCAACAACGATAGTGGTTTCGCCTACAGGCTCGCCGCCGTTCGCGTCGAAGCCGGTAGCAGTACCCTTAGTGTGGCTTTGAATCTGCGCGGACTCGCGTAACGAGAACCCTTGCAAGTTCAATAACTCGCCTCGGCGCAAAGTGTCGTCTGAGCCGGAAGTATTAACACCGGTCAAGGTGGCCAACTGGCGCAAGTTAGTACCAGCCGCACTATTCATAACCAAAGAGAGTTGCCCATCGTCTACCGGAACACCGTTATCAAACAGGATTTTGCGGACTTCGGCCACGTCGTTAAAGTTAGAAGCGAACGGAGTAGTTCCCGCTGTACCATAGGCACGAGATGCGTTTTTATACGCTTCAGCGGCTATAGCTGCTTCAATGCTGTTAGTGATTCCGCGCATGGCTTGTTTGATCTGGTCGCCATAGACAGTCTCAAAACCAGAACCGTTGTTAACGTGCTTAATATCTTCACCTGTCCAGGGAATTTGCACATTAGCGATAGAGTTAAGAGTCATTGTCTTAGTGTCTACGGTTTGGTCGTCGCCTTCGGGTATCGTCATTGCTGGCGTTATCGAAGTGTTCACGGTCGCGGCGCGGGTAGAGTGAGAACGCACAGTGTCGCCTTGTGCCGCTTCTTCCGAACCGGCGTTAATCATTACGCCAGGGATAAATCCTACGGATTCCCTAGCTACTAGGTCTGCGGCCTTATAAATATCTGCCGCGAGGTCGGTTAGTACATTAGCCATTTTGAGGCTCCTTAAAAATTAAAAGTGTGTGTTTGTGTTAATCGTCCACAACCTTTCCACCTTCCGCAAAGAACGCCGATCTATCGGGCTGCTCCATTGCATCGAAGTCTGATCGGTTGATCGTTTTTTCGGCCCCGCCGCCATTACCAGGCTGATTAGTGGCCCCGCCACCATTGCCCTTAGACCCAATAACCAACGAAGCATATTCCTCGCTAGTTTTGAATTCTTCCTTTAATTGCTCAATCGTAGCAATCGTTAAATTTCCGCTTGCATCTGTTACCTTGATTTCGTCACCTTCGTAACGTAACCGGTCTTTAATGAAACGAGATAGTATTTTCTGGTTTGCGCCTTCCGCCAGCCCTGCGGCCACTTCTAACGCTGCTCGGTCTAGCTCCTTATCAGCCGTTTTCGCTTGCATTGCGGCTAATTGGGCTTCCAGGGCTTGCATCTTTTCCTGGTAACCTTTTTCGATGGCTTCAATATCGCCTGTTTTCCTGGCCTTTTCTGTTTTAGCGTCTTCTTCAGCCTGTAGCCTTGCTGCCTCCGCGTCTGCCGCCTTTTTATCAGCCGCTTTCTTTTCGGTTAGCAACTCGTCTACCTTTGCCTTTAAACCCGCTACATCGCCGCCCAACTCAATACCCTCCACAGCCAAGGTGTAAACATTACCTTCCTGTTTGTAGAGTTTTTGAGTTTCCTCGTCGATTCCGTCCAGTGATTCCAGTTTGTATTTAAGCATGGTTTTTTATCCCCCCAGGATAAGTTTAGCGTTCCCCGAACGCCGTTTAAAAACCGACTAAGCCGGTTCTAGTTTCGCTCGCTCAAAGGCGAGAGGTTCTTTCTTCCGCATTTCCGCAAGGGTCAACGGTTTAAAACTTCGGTTTAGGTTTAAGTCCGCAAAACGCTTGGCATCTAAACCGCCATTTCTGAACAGTGCGCCTCGTGTTTTTCCTAGTACATCGTTTTGAAAACTGGCTGGCTGTGTCTTTAGCCATTCGTAATACGTTAAATTGGCATCCACCGGCCCATCCATACTCGCCCTCTGCCCCCTTACGCTTTGGCCGTATTCGGGGTCAATGTCGGCTACGGTCGTGCTCCGACAACGGATATGGATTGGCGGTCGTGGGCCTTCACCCAACTTAAAGACCATTCCATCTAAGGATCGACATTGCTCGCTAGTGCGACCGTCTAGGGTGGACAGCCATTGATACCCGGTCAAAATATCGCTATTAGCCGCCCAGGTTTCCATTCTGGCTACGCTGGCGACGTGTTGAACCGCTGTTCTAACCACCGCTTCGGCGTTTCGGTTGGTTACGTTTAATAACCCATCCCTAAAACCGTTTTCCCGTGTACCACGAACAGCCCTTAATATCTGATTGGTGGTTTGGCCTTCAAAAAAGCCCTGTCTAATTGCGCCGGTTAACCGCTTACGCTCTACCGCTGTCCAGTCTTTAAGAAATGGAGTTAATAGCTTGCCACCGTCCGCCCCGCGTACAGACAACGGCGTAGAGAACACCGCCGCTTGTACTTGTACCGCTGCGGGTATAACCGTCTCAAAGTCTTCTAATACTTTGTCCAGACTTCTAGCCTCGAATCCCGCCTCGTACTCGCCTAACTCCTGCAAATGGCCGGTTAAAACGTCGCGGTATTCAGAGAACACCTTTTCAATATCCTTACCAACCGAGCCTAATAGCCGTTCTAATCGAGTTCGTGAATAGGCGGTTAAATCTTCACTGGATAGCCGAAACCGTATACTTTTATCTATCTGTTTTAGGAACGCCGCAAACTGATTAACCTCGCCCGTTTTTAACCCTTCCAGATATACCGCGTGGCGTGTGGTCTGTTCGATTAACGCTTTATTCTGCGCCATCGTCTAAACCTAACCCCGTATTTTGACTGTCCAGCTCTTCGCGAATGGTTTCGTCGTCCTTTTGAGGGTCGATTAAGCCATGGCGTTTCATTTCCGCCCAAAAGTCGCTATCAGGGAAGTACCCAGTCTGCAAAGCACCTACCAAAGCGGTTAGCTTTTGCGCGTCCATATGGGGTTTGGTAAATTCTTGATTGATCGTATACCTGGCCTCACCGGAAGCGTTCATAAATTCCAGCATCCATTGGAGGCATTGCGTATAAGCCTCTGAGACATTTGAGACAATCAGTGATAAAACGCTATGTTCGGTCTCGTTGTCCGCTTGCGCCTCGGTTGCGGTCTTCACAGCACCACCTGGCGTAAGTATGCGAGCGCCCATAGAGGCCATATCTGCCTTTTTATCTTGCATCGCTTCGCGTACTTGCGTATTTGGCTGCGCTTGTGCAAAACCAAACTGTCCGCCATCTGGAACCGGAAACAATGTACGAGAGCCAATCACTAAACCGGCCTCGTTTATCATATCCATGTGAGCCTGGTCTATACCGCTGGCCCACGGTTGCGCCTGGCCGCAGAAAAACACGTTATCTTCGTAATCGGCTGAGTTACGGTAATGCCCTATATTCAATTCTGCCAGGTCATACAATGGGGCCATATCTACCCCAGGGTCGTTATTTTCAGAACCCACAAAGATAAACGGAATAATGTTCCACGGGGAACCGTTGCCTCTGGTCGGTGTAAAGCTATCGTGTAAAATCCACTCGTCTTTTTTCTTGTCCTTTTTGCGCCATAGCTCTACTGTATAAACGCCATCAATCAGGCGCAATGCGCGGTATTGCTCTATAGTGTCAACACCGAATCCGTCTAGCGTTTCCTCTTTGACATCGTCTTTATAGACCACCAAGGACAAACCGTGCTTACCGCCTACCTGTTTCGTTTTCCAGTTAATAATCCTGGATGCGTCAATGCTAACCGTCGTGGCTCTTATATGCCGCTGTGCCATTTCTGCGCGTGTTGCGCTACCGCCGGTTTGCGGGTAATCCACCAACAAACCATTCCGGCCTTTTTTAGTAACCTTGCCCACTACTGAACGCGACTGCTGAAAAATACTATTACCAGCCCCGTCTATATCCTCTGAGATATACTCAATCGCTGTAGGCGCTATCAGTTGCGGTGTTTTGGTAAATGCCGCGCCAACCAAACCGCGCAACGTATAACCGGTAAAGTTATGAAATACAGCCCGTGAAAGGTACTGAGTAAACCGCGCTTTATTTTCCGCGCTTTTGTCCGTCGGGTTAGGTCGCGGTAGGTACTTATCGCCCTTTTTCTTTACAAGATTGCCGCAGACATCATCGACAACCTGGGCGCGTTCCGCGAATTGTGCGTAATCTTCGTGCTGATAGGTAACGTCTGCCATTTAGAAAGCCATTTTTATACCGGTTGTAATTAAGGGTTTAATTAGCGGGAAGTCGTGGCTAATGAAATAACCCCCCGCGTCTGGCAGGTGGTCTAAACCCTGTTTTTTGTCTGGTTGACTGTTGTTGTCGTATGCCTGTTGCTCTAGGCATTTGACGTAAACGGGGCATCGGTCAACATTGACTAAATACCCGTTATTAAACGCCGCGTTCATTGAATTAATACGATCCCGAACAGCCGGGTTTTTTCTCTTAGTCATAACAGTAAACCCCGCCTTCTTTAGCAGGGAAATGTCGGTTTTACTGGCATCTACAGACTTTCGAGAGTCGCCCGAATTATCGGGGTAGACGCATATCCCATGTCCAGGGAAACGGTCTTTAATAATGTTAATCATGTCCGGTGTGTCGTAGCCCTTTGTAATTTCAGCTACCGCGACCGGCTTTTTATCCCGCTTTACATGGATCACCGCCGACATTTCGCCTACGTTGAAGTCCATGCCAATAAATAGCGGTTCGCCTTTTTCCTCGACTATATCTGTGTCGTTAATATGTCGGTCAAAGCCGATATAGACAGTACCACTCGTAAGGTTTACGAATAGCCCCTTTATATAAGCCTCTAATAAGTTTGGCGGGTATATATCCCGCAGACTGTCTAAATATCCATCCGGCAAGTGTGGATTACTATAGGACGGTGCGCGGATAATCTCGTAGCCTGGTAGCTTTTTGGCTTCCCATGCTTCGTGAACAAACTTAAAAC